ATGCCTACCGTTGTGTTGAGTATGAGCGCGATCGTGCTCGCCTCACACAAGGTGCGCAAACCCGTGGACTAGCGTTCTATACGCTAGACCTACCTTCTTTGGATGCGGTACTCCTATCTCTACTCGAGACTGGAGCCGCCTCTTTTTCTGGGCCGCTTACGCGACGCAGAAGCAAGGTTGATCAGAGGCCCAGATTTCTCTGGTTCCTCTGGTCGCGGATTTGTGCGCCAGACGGTCGCTTGGCCAAGGATCCCGATCCTAATGCTATCCTTTTTCTTCGACAACTTAGTTGCCTAGGGAAGAAGATAGTGTCAGATTGCTCCCCGAGCCGCATCGCTGCAGCTTTGGGAGAATATCATGACATCGAACGGGAACTTCCCGAACCCACCCTTGGGTGGGGACGAGACTACATCGAAGAGTTCGCGCCGTCAGAAGTTAGCTTCAAAGCTAACTTTCCGATCGGTGCTGACAGTAGTTCTGATCAAACTACTGCTCATCTCAACGATGTCCTTGGAAGACTTGATGTCGTTAGTCAAGTCTTAGTATCCGAACTTGGCTGGTTTGACTCCTTATCGGAGAATTCCAGAGAGAACGGATACTTCAAGCATGGACCTGGGGCCGTCGCTGATGCGAAGAGTCGGCACTTTAAGTACCGATTCCCGCATTGGCCGGAGAAGCTGCAGAACGTCTTTCCCTTTGATTGGTGTGGTTCTCACACCATCGACGAGTTGGACGTACCTGATCCTTCTGAACCTCCATCAAAGCTTATCTGCGTACCAAAGACAGCTAAAGCTCCCCGGCTAATTGCCTCGGAGCCCGTAGCACATCAATGGTGTCAGCAGAAGGTTCTGACTTGGTTAGATTTCCGATTCCGCTCTACCTTAGTAGGGCGCTTCGTCGATCTAAAGGATCAGGCCTCTTCACAATCTCTTGTGAAGTCAGCTTCAAGCCTACGCGACCTCGCTACGCTGGATCTCTCTAGCGCTAGCGATCGTGTATCCTGCCG